GACTATGGAGTGGTTTACGCCTGTGAAATATGTAGAACCAGCGCGGCGAGTTCTCGGCGCAATTGATCTTGATCCGGCCTCGACGCAACAAGCCAACGAAGTAATCAAAGCCACGCAGTTTTACACCCACCACGACAACGGGCTCCTGCACCAATGGCGCGGCCGCGTATGGATGAACCCCCCCTACGCACAGCCGCTAATCTCGCAGTTTTGTGAGCATCTTGTAAAAGAAGTGCAAGCTGGAGGTGTCACTGCCGCCGTGGTCCTTGTGAACAATGCGACGGAGACCGCGTGGTTTCGGAGGGTAGCTGCTGTTTCAAGGGCCGTCTGTTTTCCCGACGGCCGGGTGTGCTTCTGGCACCCCTCAAAAGAAACATCCACCCCGCTCCAAGGGCAAGCACTTTTGTATATCGGCCCGGACCTTGAGGTGTTTCGGCAAGAATTTACGCCGCTCGGCACGGTATGGGTAAAGTCATGACGCAGCGGAGAAAAACCCGGTGCCCAGAGTGTGATTACGACCTCGATCCTATTACTAACTATTTTGACAGGATCAGCGACGGCATAGGGCATCGTGGTAGCTCGTTTAGTGACATTGATCGCCTTGATGGAGCCCTCTTGCCCCCCCCCTTAAAAGACGCCCCCCTCGTCGTGACCCATGACGGCGGGACTCCACACTGCCACAGGTTTCTTATCCAAGAATACAAAGAGGAAGGTGAAGCGATGGGGGAAGGGCAGCGGCGTACGCTAGAAGCTCTCGCCACCCAGGAACACTTTACCGTATGGCAGGTAGTAAGGCGTCGGGATGGCCGCGTTGGCTGGAAAGATTTGGCAGCAGGGCGCGCCAAAGACGCCGAGACGATAACGGCGACAGAGTACCGGGCGCGGGTTGAACGCTGGTGGAACATACCCATTCCCCCACCAGAGGGACGCCCCCTCACCCGAGACGAGGAGTACGCCTTTTGGGAGAGCTTAACCCGATAGAAAGGACACCATGACCCCGACCCCCGCAGCGATCTGGGCGCTCAGATCGGATCATCTAAAACTCTCTCGATCCGCCTTTGGCCGCCTTTTTCACGTCAAGGCCAGGACGATCGAATCCTGGGAGCAACTCGATCCGCAAGAGCGCGCACGGCGCATTCCTCGCGGGATGGCCCTCGATAAGCTCCTGAAACTGTGTCGAAAGCATGGGGTTGACATTACTACAGCGTAGCCTTAGAATGAGGCATTACTTCGGCAGACCGCCGACACCGACTTGGAGGATCCCATGTCAGACACCGCCCCGCGCCCCCCGATTCCCCCGCCACCGACACCACGCCCGCGGAGCGCCGCCGAGGCCACGGCCATCGGCACCGCCGCCGCGATCGAAGCCGTGACAACGATCTTGAGGAAGCGTTAATGCAACTCCGCCTGCGCGTTCCCAGCGCCCTATATCGACTCCGGCGGAAGTCAGCGGGCACCAACCGCCGGCTGACGGCGATGCTCGTCGAAGCGCTGCGCGACACCGACATCTTCATTACGTTGCTGACACGCACCGAGGATGACGCGGGAGTCCCCCCCGCGCAGCAACTGACACCTCATCCACGCGCCGATGACGACGACGTGTTGGAGGACCACTGCCGGCGTCAACAAGAGTTGCTGCGGGGCCCCTGGCGAGACAGTTAAAAGAAGGACATGATGGCAAAACAGAAACCGACACCAGAGACAACGACACCCACGCCTATCACCGGCCTGCCGCTCCTCCGGGTGCCGTTTCCCGCCCACCAGATCAACCAACTGCCTAAGGGTGGCATCATGTTGGACTTCGTGGGCCACGCCGCGCTGACCGATCGATTGCTGGACGCCGACCCCGCGTGGACTTGGCAACCGCTGGCGATGTCTGAGGCGGGGTTGCCCCTGCTCGACGACGAGGGGGGGCTGTGGATCAAGCTCACCGTCTGCGACGTCACCCGGCTGGGCTACGGTCATGCCGGAAGTAAGCAGGGCGGCGACGCCACCAAGGAGGTGATTGGGGATGCGCTGCGGAATGCGGCGATGCGCTTCGGGGCGGCTCTCGATTTGTGGCACAAGGGCGACCTGCACGTCGAGGCCACGACAGAGACCGGTCCGCCGCCAGCCCCAAAGGGATATGAAGACTGGCTCCTTGAGCTGGCTCGGTCCGCGACCAGTACCGCCGCGCTCCAGAAGCACTGGCGGCGGTCACCCGTGGCGCTACGGAAACATCTCACGGCGATTGATAGTGCATGGTGGACCGATTTGAAGGCCACCGCCGCGGCCGCCGAGGCACCATCCGCGTGATAGCCCACCCACCCACCGAGAGCCGTCTCCACCCCCTGCGGGTGGGGCGACTCACGGCCTCGCGGGTGAGCGCCATGCTGGCGAAGACGAAGATCGGCCCCTCCGCGCAACGAGCCGACCTGCTCTGGGAATTGGTCTGTGAGCGCCTGACCGGCGAGTCGGCGGAGCGTGACTTTCCCCCGACGCGCCACATGGCTCGCGGCATCCAGATGGAAGCGTTGGCCGTGGCCGACTTCGAGGCCCAGACCGGCTCCCTTGTCGCCCCAGGGGGCTTTATGGAACGCGAAGACTGCTTCGCGGGCGTGTCGCCCGACGGCATTATTGACGGCGTGGAATTATTGGAGGTCAAATGTCCCACCACCAAAGCGATGGTGGCGTGGCACCAGTTGGCTCCGCATGAGATTCCCAAGCAGCATCTCCCGCAACTCGCTCACGCCTTGTGGGTCTCGGGTTTTCCGGCGGTGACACTCTTTGGGTGGGATGACAGACTCCCCGACGGCCTTCAGACGTTTACGCGACGACTGCGATGTGAAGACGTGGACCTCGACGCGCACGGGGCGGCGGTGCGCGATTTTCTCGCGGAGGTGGACACCGCCCTCGAAAACCTCCATTTATTGCACAAGGAGCGTAGAGATGCCAGAAACCCCGCGCGAGACTGACCGAGCGATCGGCGCGTTATGGATCAAGCGATCCAAAGCCGGGAGTGTGTTTTTGTCGGGCTCGATCGATAACGTCGAAGTCGTGGTATTCAAGAACGAACGCAAGGTCGAAGGCTCCAACCAACCCGACTGGCGGGTTCTCAAAAGCCGACCACGACCGACAGCCCCCGCACCCACGGATGACCCGTTTGCCGACGGTCCTCCCCCCGAGGATGTGGCATTCTGAGCATGGCCGTCCCGGTGATCATCACGAACGTCTCACCGGAGGGCTCGCTGTCCGAGCAGGTGCGCCGCCAGGTGGCGACGCTCCTGCGCGGCATGGCCGGACGCACGGTGCAGATCCGCATCGGACTCCACAAAAGTCCACGTTCGATCCCGGCCAATAAACGGTACTGGTCGATGGTGCAAGTGGGAGCCGAGAGCCTGGGGTTTACCCCCGCCGATTTACATGAAGCGATCGCGTGGAAACTGCTCCGAGAGCCGGACGACCTGCGACTCGGTACGACCCCAAAGCGTCAGCGCACCCCACGAATGAACACGCAGGAATTTGTGGACTATAGCAATGCGGCCGAACAACTGTTGATAGAATACGGCGCGGATCTCTCGGCCTGGGCCGAACGAGAAGGAGTGATCACTAATGGACTTTGACCCCACGGGACTCGCGATTATCGCCTTCGTGCTTCTCGGCGCGTCCGCGATGGTCGAGGCGTATCATACCTACCGCGCCTGGTGGCGGCGCTGGTGCGAGCGTCGTCGGCCATCCGTGCCGCCACGCACCCACCCGCACCTCGTCTATCCCGAACGGCCCGATCTCGACGATCAGGCACCGTACGGACGCGGGACCTCTCTGCGCGGATGACGAGCGCAGGCCCGCGCGCGCGGGATCGACGACGCCGCCGGCAGAAACGCGATCGGCACTATCGGGCCGTCTGCGCTGTGGTGGATCAGCGCGATGGCCCCCAGTGTCGCGCCTGCAAACGCTGGGTGGAGGGACGCGCCCACCACCACCATCTGGTGTTTCGCAGCCACGGGGGGGCAGACAGCGCATCCAATGTTATTCGCCTCTGCCCAGAGTGCCATGACCGCGTCCATCGGCGGCGACTCTTGGTGCGCGGGCGCACCGCCGAGACAGTGACCTTTGAGGTGGCCCCGTGACGTATTACCGAGGGGGCGCACGGAAGCGACGGGACACGATTGAGCCCGCTATTGTCGCCGCGCTCCGGCAGCACGGGGTCCAGACGTGGCAGCTCGGCGGCCGAGGGCTCCCAGACCTCCTCTGCTGGTATCGCGGACGCCCCGTGGTGGTAGAGGTGAAAAGCGGGCCGCGCGCGTCACTCAGCGCCGTCCAGGCCCGTCAACAGGCTCCCTGGCCGGTGGTGCGGTCAGTGGCAGACGCGCTGGAGGTGGTATGCACAGGAGAATCCGACGAATCCCAGACGCCACGCTCAGACTCTGTGGATGGGGGGTGCTAGGGAGCATCCTGTGTGCGCTGGCCACCGTGCGCTGGTGGCGGCGACGGCCACAGCAATGGAGCGCCCTCCCGCGGCGTTGACGCGCCACGGGGGCGTCCCTCCGACTTATTCTCTTTTTTCGAGGTGAATCTTAATGATGGCAGTGTGGACAGAATTTCGCTCGCATGTCCTCCCGTGGCTGCTCGCGGGGGGCGTCATGGGACTAATGCACGTTCAAGAGGCGCGGCGCACCGATCGGTTCAACGAATTGCTGTTGCGCCAGGCCCAGGCCATTGAGGCCCAAAACAACTTGTTGGCCACGCAGGGCTATCTGGTCCCTCCTATGCAGGAGCCGAAGTTGGGGTTCGAGGACTTCGGCTCCCCGTAACGATGTCGAGCCGACTCCACCCGATGTTTCACACGGCGGCGACGTGGGCGACACGGACGGGGAATAGTCTGCGCGTGGTGAGTGCCAATGACCATGAGCATGTGCCCAACTCGCTGCACTACGAGGACCGCGCGCTGGACTTCCATTCGTCGGACCTCGACGGACTGGCCGCGCATCTCCGGCGCTTCCAGTATCGCGTCCTGTGGGACGTGCCTGGACACTACGCCCATGTCCACGCGGAGGGCTAGCCGATGACGCAGACGTGGCGCCTCCTGACCGGCGATGTGCGTGAGCGGCTGACGGAGCTTCCCGACGCCTCGGTGCAGTGCTGCGTCACGTCGCCCCCGTACTGGGGGCTGCGGGACTACGGCATCGACAGCCAGCTCGGCCTGGAGCCGACGCCTGACGCCTACGTGGCGAGCATGGTGGCCGTCTTCCGCGAGGTGCGGCGGGTGCTGCGGGATGATGGGACGCTGTGGATGAATATGGGGGATAGCTACGCGACATCGCCAGCGGGGAATTTCGGCAAGGACATGCCAGCCCCGGCTGACGGTGGGAGATACAGGGAAAACAAGCCGAAGATGGATTGGGCGCGTAGCGGCCTCAAGCCCAAGGATCTCGTCGGCATCCCCTGGCGCGTAGCCTTCGCGCTACAAGCGGACGGCTGGTATCTCCGCTCCGACATCATCTGGCACAAACCAAACCCGATGCCGGAGTCGGTGACAGACCGGCCGACCAAGAGCCATGAGTATGTGTTTCTGCTCACGAAGTCGGCGCGGTATTTCTACGATGCGGAGGCGATCAAAGAGGTCGCGCTCTACCCGGACGGGATGAATGGACGGCAGCCAGTGAAGTCACCGCACGGCCAGGGCTTCTCCGCTGGACGCTCGACCGGGGCGAGCACAGGTGGCCGCAACTGCCGCTCTGTCTGGACCATCACCACCCAACCCTACCCGGACGCCCACTTCGCCACCTTCCCCGAGGCCCTCCCGGAGCGGTGCATCACGGCGGGGACGAAGCTGGGCGATACCGTGCTGGACCCCTTCGCTGGCTCAGGCACCACCGGCCAGGTAGCGATCAGACTCGGGCGCAGCTTTCTCGGCATCGAGCTTAACCCGGAGTATGCTGGCCTCGCCCGGACACGCATCGGCGGGGCCGCGCCGTTGTTTGCACAGGAGATTCATGACCATGTATGCGTTTAGCGACACCCATACGCCGTCCGCCAGCTTGCTGTGCGAGGGGGCATGCGCCCCCACGACGGGACCACCCCGCTACACCCCCCATGCGTTTACGCGGGTGGAACGCCGCGCCGGGGGCTGGCCCCCCGCTATTGCGCTGCCGACGGGGCACCCTGTTGTCTATACTTGTCGGACTTGTGGCACCGAGCGGCAGTGGGGAGTCGATATATGGACCGTCTAATTACGTGGCTGCGACGGGGGCGCTATCTGCGCTGGTGGATCACGACCGCGTATCGCGAGTGGCACGACCCCCCCATCTCCGAAAACAGTCTCCGCGACGTCGAGCGCCGTCAGCGACGCGAGGGTTGCGAAGGCCCGTCGTGGCAATGGCCCATCCCCCCGAGGCGTCCGCGGCAGGGAGACTCGCTATGAACTTTCCACTGAAAGGCGGCGGCCACTGGACGCTCTACCGCGAAGACGTGGCTGAGTGGCAGGCACACTTCCCGACGGTGCGCGTCGAGGACGAATGCCGGCACGCCTGCGCGTGGTGCGAGGCCAATCCCCGACGACGGAAAACCGAGGCGGGGATGCGTCGGTTTCTGGTGGCGTGGTTGACGAGGAGTGCCGCCCGACAGCCCCATCGCTATGTCCCCCACGCGACGGACTGGACCTGTCCACATCGGGACGAAGCCGATCGACCGCTGCACGGGACGGAGGCGACCTGCGTCCGTTGGGATCACCTCCTCGCCGGTCGGCGCGAGCAGGCCGAGGCGCGGGCAGGGCTGCCGCTGGAGCCATGAGCCAGTATGCAGGGGCCGGCGCGCTCCCGACGCATCGCTATGTCTGGGTCGATACCCTTTTCACGCATGACGAACCCCACGGGTTCGTCCCGGCCGTGTGGTTCGGCCTCATCGCGATTCCGGGACGGATGTGGGGGTGTACCCTCCTGCTGGAGTCCGGTGCGTGTTATCGCAACATTCCCCCCCACGCCCTCGCGACGGGGCCGATGCCTGCCCAGGGATGGACACCGAAGGATGCCCAAACGTGGGACTGCTACGGTCGAAACTTTTCGTGCATCGAATACCCCTACTTAGCAGAACTGGACGTCGATGTCCGCGCCAATGGACGGTTGCTCCCCGGCCGCTATCTGTTCTCCACAACGCCGATAGGGGATGGCTTTTCGCAATGGCCCGAGCAGGCGAAGGAATTCACGTGGGTGGGCCTGGACAACGGTCGCCTGACGTGCCAGCCCACCAATCACCTTCGGTTTCACGACACAAGCTTTGTGACGGACCGGCCTGGCGCACCGCTCCCGCGCGGGCTGCGCCGCCAGCGCGAAATCTGGTCATGCGAATAACGGAGACGCAGACATGGTTACAGCAGCACGCCGGCCTCGTCGATGGCCTCATTTATGTACTGCTTATCGGCGCAGTGATTGTCGCGTGGGTTCTCCTCGCCTGGTAAGCGCCTACAGACGCAGACATCGGCGGACCCACGCGGCCCCGTGCTGTCCGTATTGCGCCGAAGACCGTCTCATTGAGCGCATTGGCGCGACGTGGTTTTGTCAAGTGTGTGCGAAAACATGGCCCTAACCCCACGAGGCCACCCGAGGGTGGCCGGATGGGCCCCCGAGGAGGTGGACGTATGGACGGCCCGCTCATCCGCCTGATGCGCCGCCTGCGCGGACACCTAAGCGGGGGCGCGGCCACCCTGCGAGGACAGCGCCGCCCGCTCCCCACGCCGTACTCCACCCTGCATTCCCAGATTCTTGCCGTCGTAACGGCGCAAGGAGCGATAGACGATGAAACGCTCGAACGCCTGAGCGCCTTCGCCACCTATGCCCCCTCGACGGTGCGGAAGCGGCGCAGCGAACTCGCGAAGCGCGGAGCGCTGGTGGCCGTCGGCACCCGCCCCAACTCACGGGGACGGCAGATGACCCTGTGGGATTTAGCCTCTCGGGCGTACCGCTAAGCGCCACCCCTCCCCAAAGGACGGACGCGCCCCTACACAGACACGGACTCAGTGGTCACAAAGCGCAAGCCCACGTTGATTACGCCCACAATCGCAGCCGTAATATCGGCGGGAAGGGGAATCGCCCCGGACACTGCGGCGGCCACACTCAAGACCTGAAACCAAAACGTGCGCGAGCGCCAGAGCTTCTTTTTCATCTTGTGTCTCCTCGAATAAACAGGTCGCCCAGCGTTAGGCAGGATCACGGCGTCTGCCGCACAGGCCGCCGCGCCAAACCGTCCCTCGTCGCGGTTGGACATGGATGTGGGCATTCGGGGTCCCATGCCCTTCGTACGCCACATAAAACCGTGCCCCCAACTCCGTCCGGAGGCGGGCCAGGAACCGATCCCGTGCGGCCCCCGTCCGGAAGTTGCGCGACCGCAGATCGATCGCCTCGTTGGTATAGTGTCGCGACAACGGGCGACGACTGTGCCGTCCGTCGTTGGCCGACGTCACCACAATTGTCTTCATCGGGGTGCGCTCCGCCACGCGCTGCACCGCCACCAAGATCCGCACCAGGCCACGGGTAAACCCCTTGAACCGCACCGACGGCTTGCAGGTAATCGTCGCCATCAGGAGTTAAGCGCGCGGTCAATGCGCTCGCGGATATATCGCAAATCGGCCTTGACCTCGCTAATATCGTCCGTGTGCGACCGCACGCGGGTGTGCAGCGTCACCAACCACGCGAGCGCGGTCGCCATCGGGACCGCCACCAGGACGGCGGCTGTGAGTTCGTCCATCCCTTACACCGGTTTCGGATTCAACACCCACGGGGCCGTCGGCCAGGTGACGTTGAACGGGTCAGCGGTCGTCGCCGGAAGATCCCTGAGAGCCTGGCGGTACGTCGCCCACTGGGTGACTTCTCCGGCACTCAGCGGTGTGTCGGTCCCTTGCGTCCAATCACACCCGTAGAGGAGTTGGTCCCGTTGGCCGCGGATTACCCACCACTGAAACGACAGCTCTTGCGAGGCGATATCGAAGTCGTCGATGGCCGGTTGCGCCGCCGACTGGAGATCCGGCGGCTGCACCACCCAGGTCGTTTTGTCGGTCGCGCTTCCTATGCTCAGGCCAATGATGGGGATGCCGGCGGCGACAAGCTGCGCGTGGAGTGTCGAGGCGATATTCAGTGTTTGCATACGCTATCCATCAATGAGGCCGTGGATGCCTGCTTGCTTGCTGGTCCCCCCACCGTCGCCATAGAAAACCGTATTGGCCGGTGCTGCTGCACCGTACTCCAGCCACACCCATTCTGATTGGCCCACGGCGGGGAACGCATAGAGCGAACAAAACGGCGTCTGGAGCGCACCGCCAGTCACCGTCAGCGAGTCGTCTTCTTTGCCCAAGATGCTCGATGCCAGCGAAGACGTGCTGTTCAGCCCGATGCCGACGCCCTGGGTATAGCCGCTCGCGCTGCTTGTGGCGAAACCCCGCACTTCGACATAAATCGGCGCTTCGGCCCAGCCGACCATGACCGACAGCTTGTTCGCGGCCGCGCCGTTCGCCTGTCGCCAGGTGGCGACCGCATATGCCCAGCTATCAGTCGCTTCAAGGACACGCAACGGGCGCGGCCGACGATTGTAATAGTTCCACAGGTAGCGTTTAGCAAATGAATCCTCAGTCGTCGTCGCCGCCGTGGTATAGAAGCTGCCGATATACCGCCGCGTGGTGGCTCCAGTTTTGACGAGCACCCCGTCCTGGGTCGTGAGCGCCGTCGCGCGAGTGGTGTCATTCGTCCAGGCGAGGGGGGCATCAAAGGCCAAGCTGCCGCTGTTATTGTAGGCAAAGAGGTCGTAGGGCTTCGCGTCGGTCAGCGTGCCGAGCGCGATCGTCACTTGCGTAAACGTCACGATATCCCAGCCGGAAGAACCGTCGTAAAGACTTATCCTTGAACCACTCACGGGTGCAAAGTAGCAGGAGGTCGCCCCCGTGACGTCCGCTGTCGTCACCGGCGTCCCAGACGTGAGCGTGAGGCGTCCTTCGCAAATACCCAAATCAGATTCGGGTGAGGCCGGGGCCGTTGATGACCAGACGGAGCCGTTCGACGTGAGCACATTACCGCTCGTCCCCGGCGCGACAAAGGTCACGTCGCTCGTACCCGCGCCGACAATCACGCTGGCGCTGGTGAGCGTATTTAACCCGGTGCCGCCGGAGCCCACGGCTAACGGCGTGGACAGCGTGAGGCCAGCCACGCTGGGCGTGTCGGTCCACGCTGCCACGGCCCCCGTGCCCCCGGACTTGAGTAGCTGCCCCGCCGCCGCCGGCGTCAGCGGTTGAATCGCACCAGTCGTGGTGGTCCCACCGAGCAGGACACCGTAGGCCGTGAGCGACGTTTTTCCAGTGCCGCCTTGCGATACGACGACCGGGAGGGTGAGCGTGTTGGCATTCAGAATCAGCGTGGTCGTCGTAGGGGCAATGCCGACCAGGCGCGACAACGCAGGAGCGCTGCTCGTAATCGCGCCGGCGGTGGCACTGACGTAATACTTCGTGCCGACGACAACGGACGTGGCCGTCGTCGCTTCGCCTGCCAGCCGAATCGTGCCGGAGGTATTGATGGCGATTGCGCTGACCGCAAGCCCGATTTCGACCGCCGTGGTCGAGCTGTAGGCGTTATCGGCGTCAGCGAGGTACCAGAGGCCCGCCGTTTTGCTGCCGTCACCAGCACTGATGTAGCACACCTCGCCCGCCGCGATGGCCTCACCCGCCGTGCCGGTGATGTCCAGATTGACGCTGGCCCCAGGCACGGCGAGGATATTGTCCTGGGTGTCGATGGCATCGCCCCCGCTTGTCGTGGTTACGAATTTATAGGACAGCCCAGCACTCAGATACGCGACAAACCTTCCTGCACTGTCGGCCACAATCGGGTTCGCGTTGGCGACATCCCCGGTGGACGTCGTGTACGTCGACGCCGCGGTCGTGGTCCCGGCCAGGTAGGTGTTGACTTTCGCCCCGGAGACGGGGTTGCCGTCGTCATCCAGGACGGTTTGATACGGGGTGGGGGTGAGGGTTAAAGCCATAGTAATGTCACAGTCTACTGGAAGAGCGCCGTGTCGCCCTCCGGTGTTTCATTGGTAGCCGGTGTTTCAGGAGACGGCACCACGCGGTTTCGCAGCTCCGCATACTTCAGAATGATCTCGGCATACCGCTCCGAGAGCTTCGTCAGTTCCGACTTGACACGCTCTGGATCGACGCCATGCTCCTGCGCCGTGCGCCATCTCCGCACGCGGGTTTGGACATCTCGCATCTCCCGGTTGATGTCGAGGAGACGATACTGGTACTCCTGCGGGAAATCCACGGCACGTACACGCAGCCCGAGAAGATTAGCGGCACCCGCTTTCAGGAGGGTTTGTGGTTCAGCCCGGATACTGAAGGGGTTGGTCGGTATCCCTTCCAATGCCCCCTTAATCTCTCTAAATCCATACCCGCCAGGAACCCACTCGCCAAGACCTGGAATCTCGGGAGCCAGCGAGGGGAGAATCAAGTTACTGATATATTTGCTCAGCCCCCCGAATTGCTCGTCAATCTGTTGGTTTGTGAATGGATCAGTGCCAGTCGCCCAGGCGGCAGCGGCGTTGACCAGCGGGCTATTGATGAGTCCAGCGACCGCACCGCCGCGTCCGCCAATGCCGCTCCCCGTCGCGATCTCCCCGAGGTCGCCAAAGGGCAGGATGTAGTTCATGTTGAAGTATTGGGGGCGTTCCTTCTCATCCGTCCACGGCAATTTCATCCATCCCTCGCGCATATACTCAGGGAGCAAGTGACGGGCATCATGCCCCTCTGGCGTGCGATCCTCAAAGGTCCGAAAGACGTTGCCGATCCGATTCACGGTCGCGGGGCGCTGCCAGAGTGCCCGCGCGGTGGCCGGGATCGCTTTGTAGGAGAAGGTGATAAAGGGCACCGCCCCTGTCCGTCGGATCTGGTCAATGAACTCGGGCACGCGGCGGTAATTGAAAAGGGACTCTTCGGCAAAATCGGCAGCGGCTTTCGGGAGCATCCCGGCCTTCCGCTTATCAATGTACATCGCCATCTTGAAGAGTTTTTCTTCGTACTGGTAGGCATCAGAGGGTTTCTGCCCGATCTTCCGCAGCGTGGACGTCAATCCTTTTTGCAGTCCACTGAGGTCGCCGGAGATGTCGAGCAATTTCGGTAATTCCGCAGCGGCATACGTGTCTTGGAGAAACGTGCCGGCCGCTTTGGCTTCACGGAAATACGCATCGTTGTTTTTGGGGTTCAAGGCGCGCATGGCTTGGACATACCGCTGCGGTCGAAACGGAGAGAGCCCCGCCATGCTGGCCAGCATGTAATTGCTCATTATGTTGCGGCCGTGCGTAGCGGGATTGAGGACCACCTTGCCATACTTCCACCACCCCACGCCAGTGCGCCACTTCTGCATCAATTTCCCTGGCTTCGCCATGCCCTCATTCAAATCATCGGCAATCGCCTGGGGAAACCACTTGCCAGCCGCCGGTCCAGCGGCTTTCACATCAGGGACTTGAGCAAATCCCACCTTAGGTGCATCTTCCCCGAACTTCTTGGTCGTATCCGCCAAGAACCGTCGGAGCGCGACGAGCTGCCCGGAGAGTAACTCCCCCTTCGCGACCGGATGCGCGGCTTCCATGACTTGTATCAGCTTCTTACGTGTCGCGGCATCGGCAGTGCGCTCTGTGAGAAACCCTTGGTCTTCCCGCATGGTCTTCGCGCTGACTCCCTTCATTCCTGATCTTGCGGCGGCTTGCTCCATGGCAGCGAGGTCTTCGGGATCGGCCCCCTTCTTGGCGAGTTGCGTAAAATACTCAACAGGGTCTTCATATTTCACATACTCGCGGCGGATATGGCGACCCTTCCATTTCTGGAAAGTTGTCGGGGTCATGATCCCCGCATCCATTAATTCCTGTCCCAATGCGATGTCGCGCCCGATTGCTTCGTCGGCTAAGGTCCCGAGACGCTGGGTGTCTTCACCGCGTTTCGACGCCTCCGACAACACGGCGCGCCGCCGGGGTTTCGATCCGGCTTCCATGTACTGCGTGATCGTGCGCTGTTCCGCAGCGGGGAGCGCGCCGATCCGCTTCCCAATATCTACCGCCTTTTCCGCTGCCAGCGCCGATTCGCGGAAGCGACGCTCGCCAAACTCGACGTATTCCTTGGGTTTCCCGTAATCCGTCACCAACCGTTTCCCCACAGGGTCCACCACGTATTTCTGCGCGAGCTGCCCTGGTCGGGATTGCGCGACCGCGTGGAGGCCGCGCTGTGCAGGCGCGGACCGCAACAATGCGGGGATGCCCGATGCCTTCGCCAGCTTGGCCGGGGTGAGAATCCAGAGCGGATCAGCCACAAGGTCCAGCGCCAATCCCGCCGCCGTCGCCTTCTTCCCTGTTAATCCATACTCTTCCACCACATCACGGCCCGCCACATCCTTACGCACCGCCTCGGCCCCCCCGCGCACCATCTCGGCTGGCGTCGGCAGTCGCCCTTCCTCCCGTGCGCGAGCCGTCGCCAGGGCAGGGCCATAGATAAGGGCTTGCTGGGGAGCGCGGAGTCCCCGGAAGAGACTCCCCACCCCGCCTTCCGCGACATCACGGGCACGACGCCACACTGAGGGATCTTCGTCCTGCGCCTGAAATGTCGTCTCTCGTTGCGCGGCTGATGGACGCCTAAGTGGCTGCGACACGTCAGTGCGTGGCGCGCCCAGAGGTTGACCCCCGCCGACGCTAAGGCTATCCAGAAATCGCTGACGAGATCGCTCGCTCGGCATATGTCAGCGCCGTCCTCCCCTTGGCTTCCCCCTGGGCGTCATGCTCGCTAACGGATGACGCGGCGTTGGGTAAGGTGCATTTACCTGAAGCGGCTCGGCAATAGTAGGATCTTGCAGCGCCTGCTTGAGGGGTCGGAAGGGTATCATTCTCTTCCACAACGGATCAGATGAATGACGCTGGGCGTCTTGGTATAGCTCGGGAGTGTCTCCAGGCCCTCCTACGCCTGTCGATCGCGCCCCTGATGGGGACGCACCAATAGCAGCGCCAAACCCACCGAGCTGTCGTGACCTTAAGCCCCGCTCCATCCACTCAGAAGGTTGTCCGTTCGCGTCAACGATAGTTCTATTTTGCGACAAGACATCAAGCACCCCCTGCTCCAGCGTGTAATCTGGCTCTTCGCCATCCTTACCTTGCCACTCCCGCTCCTCCTGGACTTTGTTCCGAAGCTCTTCCTCGGTGATAACTGGGCTTTGATAAGCCCCGTCCGCCCACGGCTCACCAAGAACTGGATGCCTCGACCCACCCATCGGGGGCAGCTTCAGCGTAATCGAGTCCGGCATCCCGGTTGGATCCAACGGATT